TGAATCCTTACCCTTTGTAACGCCTTTAATTGTTATTCCGTAGCGTTTTATTTCTTCAATGCTTTTCGGTTCGCTTGAATCAGCGTAAACGGGTACGTGTTTCGGTAGTGCGTTTGCAATATCACTATTTAACATTCCCGTTTGATACTTCAATTCGTTTATTATTCTGGTACCGTTGTAATTGTATATTTCTATTATTGCCGTAGGATCGTTCGTGTAACCGAAGTCTAATCCAATACCGATTAAATTCGCTTCTTTAGGTAGTATATCAATAGTTTTCCAGTTGCTGAATATAACGCCTTCTAACATTCCTATTTCGCCTAATCCGTATACCCTCCACCAGTTAGCCCAGTATGCGCTTGTTTCGGCTTTTAAACGGTTCTTTTCTATTTGTTGTACAATACTATTGTCTAAGGCTTCGTTGTCTTTGTACGTGAGAATTAAGAAATCGCTGTCTTGTTCGTCTTTTAGTTCGGTATGTACCCAAAATTCGCTGGTAGGATTAAAATCTAAGTAAACAAATTTCTTTGTTCTAATATTAAGCTGCTGGAAACTTTCAAAGTTTACGTTGTTACATTCGTTTATAAATAGAATATCACGCCTTGCACCCCTTAATTTGTCGGGTTGGTCTGCGCTAAAAAATTCAATATAACTGCCTTTATTAAATCGATATGTAAGACTTGACTGATTGAAATTACCTTCGTTAAAATTACCTATCCACCGCATTATTTTTATGAAATCTTTTAATGCTCCTCTTTTAATATGTGGTATTGATTCAGATACTACTGAAATTTCGCTGTTCGGATTGTCAATAGCGTATTGAATTAAAAAAGAAAGTATTGTAAACGTTTTTGAACTTGACGTGCCGCCTTGAATAATTCTAATTCTTTTTTTTAATTGTGCTATTTTTTTTTGTGCTGTTGTTTTAGTCAACATCTATATTAAGTTTATTAAATATAGGCTTTTCAGCTTCTTCTGTTACATTATGATTCATTGCCAATTTACGTAATTCTTCAGGCGAAGCAATCAATTTCATTAACGCCATTTGTAAAGCTGGTGCGTTTGACTTATACCATTTTGAACGCATTGAAACTTTTAACTCAGTTCTGTTTTGGTTTAATAATTCTTTTAGCTCCTCCGATTTTTCCATTTCCCAAGCATAAAATGTACTTGAAGAAATAGGAAGGTAGGCTATAATATCATCAAAAAAAAACAATCTGTGTTTAACAATCATTTCTTTTGCTTGTTCGTATATCTTTTTTTTATCGTATGCCATTGTACGTTGTTTATTTGTTGTATTACAAGTTTAATTTAATGGTAAACTCATTTGCTTTTCTTTTTGCTGAAGCAATCATATTTGGATATAATTTAATTAAATCTTTTATTGCCTTTTTTTCCATTTCAATTGTTCGATAGTCTTTGCATCCTCCAGGTGTTGTCCAGTGTTCATTTTCCCAGTGAAGGTATCTAATTCCTAAAATTCCTCCTTTTTCCTTTATATGTCTTAAGCAAATTTCGTAATCTTCTTTTACTTTAAAATTCTCATCAAATAAATATTCTCCATCATTTATAATTCCCATACATGATGCGGTCACATAAGTTTTTAAAAGAATTGGTTTATATGGGTATACTGATCTTGGAGCTGCTTCTGTTTTTGCACCCCAAATTTTGTAATTAAATTGTTCTGTTAAATCAAATGCTTTTAAAAATTCTTCTGCCCAAAATCCCTCGTCTCTTATATCTATTTTTTCGCTTTTTCTTTCATTTAATTTAGTATAACCTACATTCTTTGCATCGTCATCTAAAAATACAACGTATCTGTTATCCGTGTTTTTTAAGATCCAATTTCTTGTTGGTGTTATTCCCTGAATTTCCTTTGGTACACAAATAATGTTTTTAATTAATCCTTTGTATTGGTGATATTCACTTTCAGGAATAAAAAATGTTCCTAAATTTGGCAAGATTTTATTTGTGGTTGTTAAACCAGCCCTGCTTTTACTTGGTATTGCTATTAACATTTATTCGTGTTTTAAAATCTGACCATTCAATTACTCTTTCTAATGCAATAGCATCAAATGCACTACCCTTTTTATATCCTCCTCTTCTTACCATTTTTAATTGAAGCATCTGTTTTATTTCTTCCCATTCAACGGAATTTGGTTCAGCCATTATTAAAATATATTCTTTTGGTGGTTCTAATTGTACACTTTGTGGTAATTCTATTTCTTCCCCATCTTCTAATTCATCTATTTTATCATTTATAGGCAAATCCAAACCCCAATCGTCTAACTTTTCATCATCCCATTCATTTGCTAAACTATCCCAGTCCCATTCTCCAAAACCTACGTTATCTTTTATTAAAAATTCGTTTTTCTGTTCCTCCGTCCATTCGTCTGCTACTATAATAGGTATTTCTTTTAATCCTATCTCTTTACAAGCTTTTAAACGCATATTACCACCTAAGACAACGTATTTATTATCCACGTCAGTAAAAACCACTAAGGGACGTTTATTTAGCATATCAGGAAATTCTTGAATAGACTTAACTAACTTTTGAAATTTTCCGTCTTTTATTATTCTTGGGTTCTTGGGGTTGGGTTTAACCTCGCTTATCTTTACTAACTTCATTTAATTTTTCTTCGTAAGTTGTTGAACATACCGCTAAACGTTGGTCTATATCTTCGTATTCAAAAGTCATTGTATCGTCAATCATGCATCTTTGAACAAAGTCTTTTTTACTTTCGTCTTTTCGTGGTTTAGGAATTGGCATCTTCGTACGTGTTAAATAATATTTCTAATTTATTCATTACATCACGTAGACACGAACCACAACTCGTTGGCTGCATATTTACTTTAAATACTCTATTATAAATTCTTAATAGTTCCTTTTGTTCGGTAGGCTTCATTGAGTAACGTGTTTCAGAATACCATTCTTTTAAATATTCGTATTCGTCTTTTAGTAAACATTCAGGTTTACGGTACGGAAATAACTCGTTTAACTTTGCTTTGCGTTCGTCGCAACCGCAGTCTTCACCAAGTAACCATTTAGCCACCTTTGATACTCCAGTAGCTTCTAAAACCTTTTCTACTGTGTCCCCTAATCCTTCGCTTTTAGCCGCTAATATTTCGGCTTTTGTTCGTCTTTTTCTTTTTTCCATAATATAACTTTTTTTTAGTTTCTACTTTTTTTTCTTTAATTACGTTACCGTAACAATCTATTCTTGGTACTTCAAAATTTTGACAACTCATAATTTATTTTATTAATTCGTAATCCTGGTTAATTAAATCTTCGTAATCTTCTTTTACATTATCTTTTAAACGTTCCTTGCAAGTCTTAATTGTTTTCCATACGCTTTTAAAACTTATTCCAGTAACGCCTTCAATTTGCCTTGTACTCATTCCTGAAGTTCGGTAAAGGTCAAATAATAGTTGGTCGTACCAGTGCCATTGTTTAACCTCTTGGTTTATCTTTATTTCTAATCGTTTCTTTGCTTCAAGTATTTCAGGCAAGTATTCGTCTTTCAGTTGGTAGGCTTCCGTTATGCTTACTTTTGTTATTCGTGTTTTGCTCTTTTTATAATCAAAAGTCATGTTACGTAATACCGTCCAAACAAAGTTCTTATTCAGTTTGCCGTTTAAATAAAACCGTTCAACGTTATTTATTACCGCCATTTTTAAATACATTTCTTGAACTATATCTTCAGCGTAAAATTCTTCTCCAAAAGTGCCTACAATTTTAATCCAGTCTTTGTGGTGTTTACTTAGTTCTAATAAAAACTTTTCATTTACCAAATCGAAATAAATAACTGAATAACTAAAAAACTTAATAAACCTATTGTAACACGAAACATTGATTCCAATATTAATTCGTCTTTATATACCCACCTTTCAAATTTATGCGCACTTTTCCAATATACCAAAACAAGAAAAACCCTATCTAAAATAAATAGGGTTATCAAAAACGGTAGTAGTAAAATGTATCTCACACTACAAAGTTATACTTTTTTTTTAATTATCTGTCGTCGCGCATTAATTCTTGGTAGTGTAAAATTTCTTCAGCTTCATCTTCGTACTCAAAACCAAATTCAGTTGGATCTTCGTAAATTAATTCCTCTAATGTTTCGCAAATTAGTTTTGAATTACGGTTGTTTAATATTCCGTGTTTTACGTAACTACCTTCGTGGTCATATAAATCATAACGGGTAATATAAACCTGTAAATCTTCTACTTCGTTTCCATCTCTTGTAAATTCTACTTCAAATTGAAACTCCATTGAGCCAAACCTACCTAAGTTAATATCGAAATATCCTTTACGGTTGTAAAAATCTACTGCTTCAATTTTCCAATTACGTGTTTTCATAGTGCTTTGTTTTAATTATTTCTTCAAAATTAATATAACTTTTTAAATAAACAATACTTTTAGAAAAAAAAATGCGGAATTTTTTACGTTCCGCACCTTTGACTTTGCCGAGCCTTAGTTACATTCCTTTTTCATTTAGGTATTTCGCTAAACGCTGGATTGTTTTACTTGTTAAAGACTTGCCGTTTAAAAACGTGTGAATATTACTTTGATGAAGTTTAGCATCTAAACAAAAAGCAT